ATGTCACCATTGATTTGGGGTTTGATCTATACAAGAAAGAAAGAGTTAGAATTGCAGGAGTTGATACGCCAGAGAAAAGAACAAGAGATTTGGAAGAGAAGGCATTGGGAATAGATGCTACTAACTGGATGAAGGAACAATTAGAAGGAGCAATCGATGGAGATGATGAACTCACTATACGAACTGAACTCAAAGGTGGCATGGGTAAGTATGGTAGGTTGCTTGGTTGGTTATACGTTGGCGATGATGATGTATCACTCAACGAAAAAATGATTGTGCAAGGATATGCATGGTCGTACGATGGTGGAACAAAACAAAAGAACTTCAATGAACTCCGTGAAATTAGACGTAGCTTCGGAACTCTGCTCTAATCTAGCATCGCTGATTAGAACTAAGATTTCAAGGTTGCCACATTTAGAAGAACTTGTTTCAGATTATGATGAGGTGCATACAGGTGATGTATCCATCTATAATTACATGTGGAATTCTAAGGGTTTAAGAAAGTTACATATAGAAAGAGCAGTTACAAGTAAAGGGATTGAGATACTACACTGTGTATTATTCCCAGATCCAGAATATCCTATACCTATTTTTGGATGTGACATCGTAGAGGCAGGTGGTAAAGTTACTGCTGCTATAGTTGATGTGTCACCAGTGCATAAGGT